CGAAGGATTCATGTCATTCATTTCTAAAATGTCATCTCTTATGTTTTGATTGCGTTTTTCTAAGTTAATAACACGCACAAAGCTATTAGTAACAGCAGCGGTATAATAAGCAAAGGGGTTATTAGATTTGGATTCATCAAATTGTAGTCCTATTTGTGATAATTGAAGGATTGCTTGTCCTTTCATCTCATCATTGTAAGTATATCCTCTCACATTTCCTCTAGTTGCATATCTATCAACTAGTTTCATCCACATTCTTGCTAATTCGTTAGTGGCTCTTGCATGTTTTAAACTAAAACTACCGTTTTCCATGCCGCCAACCCAGTGACTTTTGCCTACGCATACTAATTCGTCATCGTCATTAAACTTATAATGTTGAAAAGGTGGAAAATTTAGTTTTACTTTTGTATCTGCAATAGTTTTCGGTGTTTTCTTGCGCCCAGGCTCATCAGGAATGTGATCAAAAGTCATTATACGAAAAATTAATTCTTCTTTTGTAATTTTTTTGTAGTCAACTTCGCAGTCTGCTTGTTTAACTCTTTCTCCGGATGCTTTTCTTTCTTGGTAATCGGCATCTCCTAAACGTTTTGCTTTGTTACGCTTGGCTTCTGCAATGGTTCTTATGTTAATCTTTTCTAAACTAGGCAAAATAATATCATATTGTGCATAGTCTGGATCAACAAAGCTGCTAAATTGTGATTTTGAAATATGTATCTGTTTTAATAAATCTTTATTGTTTAAATAATTCTGTTTCCTCACAGTAATCTCCTGATTTGATAAGTTATTATAATATACGCAGTTAATTTTGTCAACTAAATAATGTATAGGAGAAGCATATGGTAGATAGCTTTAGCAACGAAAATTTAAATGGTAGTACATTCCCTTCTGGTTCTGGAGTTTCACAGTCGAGTGAAGCAGTAACAAATCCATCAGCTAGAAGAAGAGGCGACTTACCGGTCGGTGCTGTTTCGTCAACTGATTTAAACTTTGTACAAGCCAATTGGGGATCAAAAACAGATTTAGACTGGAGAGTAAGGCTTTCTTTACCGCCAAACTTTCAAAACAGTCCTGTAATGGCTCCCTTGTTAGAAACAGACGGATTTATGTTTCCTTTTACACCTCAAATAACAATGGAACATACTGCTAACTACAATGCACTTCATCCTACACATAGTAATTATCCGTTTCCAGCCTACAAGAACAGTCAAGTGAGTTCTTTAACAATAATTGGCGAGTTTTTTGTTGAAAATGCAAAAGAAGCTGAGTATTGGGTTGCAGCAACACATTATTTAAGAAGTGTTACTAAAATGGCATATGGTAAAACAAGTAATCAAGGTTCTCCGCCCCCTGTTGTTAAATTAAATGGATACGGTGACTTTGTTTTTAATAATATACCTGTAACAGTAACTTACTTTACAGTAGATTTACCTAGTGATGTTGATTACATTCAATGTGATATTGGTGAAAACGGAACTTGGGTTCCGGTTAGAAGTGCAATCAATGTTCAAGTACAACCTACTTATAGTAGAAAATCTATTACTAAGTTTAGTTTAGACAAATTTGTTAATGGTGGATATATTGGTAACAAAGGATTTATCTAATGAGACAGATTGATGTAAACTACGAAAATAACAGTCCATGGTTTAAAACTGAAATAGTAAACGATCTTTATTTAGATACTTTACAAATTAGACCAATACCGTCAAGTGACGATGATATTTTATACGAAGTGCAACCTCAATATACATATCGTCCCGATTTGCTTGCATTTGATTTGTATGGCACTAAAAATTTATGGTGGGTATTTGCACAACGTAACATTGATTTACTAAAAGATCCGGTGTACGATTTAATACCAGGCGTTAAAATTTATTTACCTAAAGGGGATGCGTTAGCAAGAACGCTAGGAGCTTAATATGCCTTTTATAGATAACACATCTAATAATATATTCTTTGGAGATAACGGCGTTGGCGCAGCCGGAACTACTAATAGAGCAACTATTAATGATAATGGGACAGTTTCTCAAACTCTTAACTTTCTTCAAAATCCTAGTTTAGCAGGAGCAACAGCACTTTATGGTGCTGATGTATATCCTTTTAGAAATGAACTAGATCAGTTTGCAAGTTATGCTCCGATATTTACATTAGGCTGTTTAACAAACTTAGAATTTAATTTTCCTTTAAGTTATAGAACCTTAGGACCGTTAGTTAAAATTATTAGAAGCGGCGGCGGCGGAGGACCAACTATACCGTCATTATACGATTTAGATGGAAAAAGAGAATTTTTTATTGAAGACGTTATGATAAAAAATACAGTAGCACCAAATCCTAAAACAAGGCATAGTAATGCTACACAAATTAATTTTAAAGTAATTGAACCTTATTCAATGGGGCAGTTTTTTCACAATTTAAGAAGTGCTTCTCTTGTAACTGGACACAAAAACTATTTAGAAGCACCTTTTTTATTAAGCGTAGCATTTATAGGATACGACGATGACGGCAACGTTGTTTCACCATTTTTTAGCCAAAGGCATTTTCCGATACAACTAGTTGAAGTTGACATGGAAGTAAACGAATCAGGTGCAGTATATAGTGTAAAGGCTGCTCCTTATACTGACAGAGCATTAACTAATAGAACACAAAGGTTAAAAGCTGATGTAGAAATTACAGGACGTACTGTTGCAGAACTTTTACAAACTGGTCCAAAAAGTTTAACAGCTGAAATGAATAGAATTGCAGATGATCAAGTTAAAGCCAGACAGCACGGCTCTTTTGGCGGAATGACAGACAAATATGTTATACAATTTCCAAACACTTCTCTATTAGGTGCTATATCAGGTGCAGTAAGTTCAATTGCGTCTGCTATAACAGGTTCATTAAACTCGGTAGGAAATACTATACAAGACTGGTATCAAGGATTAGTTGGCGACCAAGGAATTGTACCTCCAAGGGTCGGAGAACGATTAGCAGAAAACCAGAATATTTTTACTCTAGGTAGTATGTTAGGAGACAAATTAAAAGCAGAAGCAATAACTAACATGAATGATATTGGAAAGTCGTCATTATTGAAACCAGGAACTACATATAACTTTGGTGGCACACCATATCAACTCCCGTCATTTGCTGAAGATCCAACCGATCCAACTAGATTAAAACGTGGACTAATATCATACGATCCCGAAGCTCATGCATATTCGTTTGAAAAAGATTCTAAAATTACAGAAATAATTGAAGAAGTTATTATCACCTCGCAATATGCTAGAGATTTTTCCGAGATGCGATCTGATGCAACTGGTGCAGTTAGATGGTTTAGAATTGAAGCACAAGTGTATAACTCGGGAGGACTCTTACAAGGATTAGTTACTGGTGAAACACCAAAAATATATGTTTATCGTGTTAGGCCCTACAAGTCAGATGAGTCTAATTTCTCAGCACCTGGAGCAACTAGTTTCGGTAAAACGTTGCTTAAACAATTATTAACACCAAAGGCTTATAGTTACATCTATACAGGAGTTAACAAAGATATTATCGATTTTGAATTAAAGTTTAATCAAATGTTTTATACCGGAGTTGATGCAGCTAGATCACAAAAGCAGTTATTTTCTAGACTAGGCGGTGCTTTAGGATTTACTAAAAAGGATCCTGACACACCAACTACTACTGGTAACAATGCAGGTAATGTAGGATCCGCATCAGGTAATGGTAGAATTGCTGACGATTCTGCAGATACAATCCGTGAAGGTGCAAACGGAGGTAATGGTGCTGATGATCCTGAAACTGGTGCAGCAAGATACTTTAATGATATGATGATTAATTCGTCAAATGACTTGTTAAAAGTTGATTTAAAAATTCACGGTGATCCTTATTTTATTTCAGATGTTGGTGTAGGTAATTATTTAGGATTACCTAGTTTTCCATTTTTACCAGTTACACTTGACGGTAGTATGAATCCTATGGACGGCGAAGTTTATGTAATTTTAAACTTTAGAACTCCTATAGATTACGATGGCAAAGATGGTTATGTAGAATATCCTTTAGGCGGATTTTTACCAATTGCCATGTTTAGTGGAATATATTCTGTAATACAAGTAGAAAATAATTTTGAAGATGGAAAGTTTACCCAAACACTAGAGTTAGCAAGAAAAAGAAATCAAGACATTTCAATTGAAAGTGTTGCTGGCGCAGCTCTTAATTTCTTATTCGGTGGTAACGGAAAAGTAATACAAAAAGGCAATAAATCAAACCGTATTGGTGTTGAGACAAACCCAGGACCAGATGATGGGTTAAGAGGTTAAGAACATAAAATGGCAACAGAAAAAAGAGATAATTTAGATAGAAATCGCAATACTACAGGTATATTTCTCGGTAAAGTTGTTAATCATTTAGATACAACTTACATGGGAGGAATACAAGTTGAGATATTAAGAAAATCTGCAACAGGTAGTTTTCAAGGCGAAACTGTTGCATGTAAATATGCAAGTCCATTTTATGGACAAACGCCTTATTCTGGACTTTCTGAAAACAGTGATTTTGCTAGTACACAAAAAAGTTATGGGTTTTGGGCAGTTCCGCCTGATATTGGTACACAAGTTATAGTTGTAATGCCAGAAGGCGACTTTTCACAAGCATATTGGATTGGGTGTGTACCTGATGTTGGTATGAATTTTATGACACCTGGGTATGCAGGAACAACTTACAATGATCAAGATACTGCTGCTGCATTACCGGTTGGTGAATATAATAAATTAGTTGAAGGCGGCGACGGCAAAGATGTAACACAAATTACAAAACCCGCTGATCCTAATAAACTTGAACAGCTTGAAGAAAGCGGACTAAAAACTGATCATATTAGAGGTACTACTACTTCAAGCGCAAGACGAGAAGTTCCTAGTATGGTGTTTGGAATGAGTACACCAGGACCGCATGATCCTGATGGACCAAAACATCAATACGGTCCGACAATTGGCTCATCAATACAAGCACCGTTTAATAGATTAGGTGGTTCTAGTTTTGTAATGGATGACGGAGATCCTAGCTTGTTTAGAAAAATGCCTGCAAAAGATGACAAGATGGAATATGCAAATCTTGACGCTGGAGATACATCAGGCGACAAAAAAATACCAGCAAATGAGTTAATAAGATTAAAAACAAGATCAGGGCATCAAATATTATTGCATAACTCAGAAGACTTAATATACATTTCACACGGCAGTGGCAAAAGTTGGATAGAAATGACAGCCAACGGAAAAATAGAAATTTATTCCGAAGACAGTGTAAGTATTAATACAGATAACGACTTAAACCTTAATGCAGGCAGAGATATTAATATGGCTGCTAAAGAAGATATTAATATTATTGCTGATAAAGACATCAAAATGCATTCTTTAGAAAAAACTACGCACCATGCAAAAAATTATAAAATGCATGTTGAAAATAGATCAGATATTAGAATTGATAATGAATCGTATACTAGAGTAGGGTCTGACCAACATTTGTGGGTCGAAGGTGCTAAATTAACAATTATAAAAAACGAAATGAGAACTATGGTTGATAATACTGTAGCACTAGAAGCAAATCGTATATCTCATAGCGCAAAAGATAGACATACTATGGGATCGTCTAACACTTTTATTAATAGTAATTTAGAAGTAAACGGAAGACTAAATTGTTCACTTTTAAATTCAGGTGCTATAAACGGTACAGGTGCAGGCTCACCGTGGCCTGATTCAGGACCAGGTGATGATCAAAAACTAAACAGTTATTCTTTCCAGTACACAGGAGAACAACCAGAACTTGCCGAAGGCGGCGAAGAAGCAAAAGAATTTGAAGATGATGAATTTGCATTTTATGTTAAAAGAATTCCAAAGCACGAACCTTGGGAAGAACATGAAAATCTTGATCCACAAAAGTTTATTCCTGATGAAACACAATCAACAGAAAAAGAACGTCCAGAAGAAGAAGAGTCGGAATTTGAATTTCCTCCAATAGACGATACATTTAAGAAGGGGTAATAAATGAGTACAACAGAAAAATCATTGTATAAACAAATAACTGTAAAGGGCGGCTCTAAAAAAGATAACGTTTACATAAAAAGTCCAACATACAAAGGATTTAGCACTATAAACGATGACATTGAAAGTTCAAACACCTTGTATGATATTGCATTAATAAAACAGGATATTATTAATCATTTTCACATCAGGAAAGGTGAAAAACTTAGTGATCCCGAGTTTGGAACAGTCATATGGGATATACTTTTTGAACCGCTTACTGATCAAATTAAAAATTTAATTATTCAAGACGTATCAGACATTGTTAATTTTGATCCTAGAGTATCGGTAAATCAAATAATGGTTGATTCATTTGAAAATGGTATACAAGTTACATGTGAGTTAGTTTATTTGCCGTATTCTATAACTGAAACTTTACAATTTCAGTTCGACGAAAGTGCAGGATTTTTAACTGAATAATTATATACGCAGTTTTTCAAAACTGCTAAATATTACAATAACATAAGGAATAGCAATGTCCTCAACTGATAGACAAAACCGATTACTATTATCCGAAGATTGGAAGAGAGTATACCAGTCTTTCCGTAATGCAAATTTTAAAAGCTACGACTTTGATAATCTTCGTCGTACAATGATTCAGTATTTGAGAGACAACTACCCGGAAGATTTCAACGACTATATCGAATCAAGTGAATATCTTGCACTTGTAGATCTTATTGCATTCCTTGGACAAAACTTAGCTTTCCGTATTGATTTAAATGCTAGAGAAAATTATTTAGAATTAGCCGATAGACGTGAAAGTGTATTACGTCTTGCAAGATTACTTTCTTACAATCCTAAGAGAAATCAAGCAGCTAACGGACTTTTAAAAGTTGCCAGTATTAAAACATCAGAAGAAATATATGATAGCAATGGAAGAAATTTACAAGGACAAACTATCATATGGAATGATGCATCTAATCCTGATTGGTTCGAGCAATTTATTAAAGCAATGAATTCTGCATTACCTTCAAATAATACTTTTGGTAAGCCTGTTAAAAAGGATATAGTAGCCGGAGTGTCAACTGAACAGTATAGATTAAATTCTGTCAATGACGATATACCAGTATTCAAGTATACTAAACTAATAGATGGAAGAAGTTTAGGATTTGAAATTGTATCATCGGATATTGTAAATTCTAACATAGCTGAAGAAGCACCATTTCCTGGAAACAAAATGGCATTGTTATATAGAGATGACGGCAAAGGCATTTCAAGTCCAAATAGTGGATTTTTCTCTCACTTTAGACAAGGTAATTTAGATCAAGGTGTATTTACAATTTCTAATCCTAGTAGCAATCAATCAATATCAATCGAAAGTCCTGACATAAACAATTCAGATGTATGGTTATACAAATTAGATTCTGAAGGATTTGAAACTGAGCTTTGGAATAAAGTTGATGCTATTATAGGAAATAACGTTATCTATAATAGTTTAAGCAAAGATGAGAGAAATATATACTCTGTTCTTACACGAGTTGACGACAGAGTAAACTTAATGTTTAGTGACGGTGTTTTTGGAAATTTACCTCAAGGGTCTTTTAGAGTTTATTACAGAACAAGTATAAATGACAAAATTAAAATTGTTCCTAAAGATTTTACAAACATTTTAGTTTCGATTCCGTATACTTCTAAAGTAGGAAAAACCGAAACACTTTCGGTAATTTATAATTTACAGTATACAGTTGACAACGGAGAACCGTCTGAATCAACAGACACTGTTAGATTTAATGCTCCGTCAACATATTATACACAAAATAGACTTGTAACAGGTGAAGACTATCAAGTTGGACCGTTAGGTGTAAGTCAAAGTATTGTAAAAGTAAAAGCAGTTAACAGAGTTAGTAGTGGCATCAGCCGATACTTTGATTTAATTGATGCTACTGGTAAGTATAGTCAGACAACACTATACGGTGCTGACGGAGTTATATACAAAGAATACGAAAATAAAATAGCAAATATTAGTTTTGAAACTAAAACTGACGTCGAAGGCGCAATTGAAAATATAGTATTGCCTATTCTTGTCAACAAGAAAATTAGAAACTTTTACTTTGATCAGTTCCCAAGAATTTTTACAGAAGATCTTGGAATTACTTGGAAGTCATTATCAAGTGAAACTAATTTAAATACAGGTTATTTCAATAGTATAGATGGAGTTCCATTAACTTTAGGAACATTTACTTCGTCTATTATGTCACTTATAAAATCAGGAGTGTTGATTAAATTTATTGCACCTGCTGGAAAGCATTTCAATTATAAAATGGAATTAATAGACGGTGATGCTACTGAAGTTGGTGACTCGTTGTATAAGTGGGTTAAAGTTTTATCAGTAAATGGTACTGGTGTAGAAGACAGAGAAGATGGAACAGGCGCAGTATATATCAACGACGACATACCCAACGGTGCGATTTTACAAGAAATTAAACCTGCATTAGCTAATAATCTAATAGCCAGTGTTAAGCAACAGCTAATCGATCAAATTTTTACATATAAAACCTTTGGTTTAAGATTTGATCAAAATAGTAGCGAATGGAGACTAGTAACAGAAAATAACCTGTCAATAGGAACTGACTTTTCGACAGGTAAAACTGGTGATACAACTAATCAACAACTTGATGCTAGTTGGTTATTGTTATTTGAGAACGACGGCGACACTTACACAATTACCTATAGAGGTATGAGGTATGTTTTCGAAAGCGACAAAGAGATTAAGTTTTATTACGATCCTAAAGAAAAAATTTATGATAGTAAAACAGGTAAAATTATTAAAGATTCTATAAGCGTCTTAGCTATCAATAATAAACCTGACACTACTGATGCATTTACTAGAGACTTTGATTGGGAAATTGTTGATTCTTATAGAGATGCTGAAGGCTATGTAGATAGTAAAAAACTAGAGGTAAGTTTCTTTGATGCAGACGAAGACGGTATTGTAGATGATGCTGATTTGTTTGACGAAATTGTAAAACCTGAAGTTAATTTACAATTAAAATACATAATTTTTGAAAAAATAAAAACTGATGACGGTGTAGAAGATTTTAACTTCCTTGATAACAGTGATTCAAAAGTTATAATTTTAAACACCAAAGCAGAAATAAGACCGTTTAGCGAATATGATGATGGACAAATTTTCTATTATATCGATACAGATATCTTTGAAGTACTAAATCAAACCACGTTAAAGTTAGAAATTAGTGCAGATTACAAAGCAAGGCAAGGTAGAAGCAATCTTAAATTTAGATATTATCATGCAGCAAGTGCTGAGGAAAGAATAGATCCGAGCGTTAGCAATATTATTGATATGTACATACTTGACAGAGCATATGACAATAATTACCGATTATGGTTACAAGAAAAATCAACTAAAAAACCTCTGCCTCCGAGTTCAGATCAATTGTTTACATTGTATTCAAGTAACATTAATCAGATTAAATCACTTACGGATGAAATTATATATCACCCAGTTAAGTACAAAATACTTTTCGGACAAGAGGCAGAAGAAGATTTGCAGGCTACATTTAAAGTTGTAAAGAACAAAGACAAAGTTTTAAATGACAATGATATTAAGACAAGAATCATTACAGCAATTAATCAATTCTTTGCTCTAGAAAATTGGGACTTCGGTGAAAGATTTTATTTCTCAGAACTTGCAAATTATGTTATGTACGAATTATCACCAGATTTATCAACATTTATTATAGTTCCTAATCAACAAGGGCAAAGTTTTGGTAGTCTGTATGAAATAAAATCTGAAGCAGACGAAATATTTATAAGTGGCGCAACTGTTGATAACGTAGAAATTATCGATGCAGTCACAGCTTCTAAACTAAAAGCACAAGACGCTGTGGTTACCCAAGTTACAACACCTAACACGGGAATACAAAGTTCAACATTTGACGATACATCAACAAAGATATCAACATCAAACAATGTGCTTAACAACACTAATAGAGGAACAACTTACTAATGGCATATAATAACGGTCAAAGTGAATATCCAGTACCAACCGGAGATGGAGATTCTGGTAAGAGAGAAAGTGCTAGACACTTACCTAAGTATTTTAGAACAGATAAAAATAAAAAGTTTTTACAGTCTACGTTAGATCAAATTTTACAACCCGGTGTTGCAGAAAAAGTTAATTCTTATGTAGGAAGAAAAAGCGCAAAGGCTTATAATCTGAGCGATAATTATTTGCCAGAAGTTTCTAAAGACAGAGAAGACTATCAATTAGAGCCTGTTAGTGTAATAGAAGATTTAATCGGCAATGTTGATTTTTATGCAGATTATAGAGATTATATAAACCAAATTAAAGCCCAAGGCGGAACAGCCGATAATCACGGTAGAAATAATAAAGAAGAATTTTATGCTTGGGATCCTCATATTGACTGGGATAAATTTTCTAACTTTAGAGAATATTATTGGTTAGCAAATGGACCTAGATCTGTTATTATACCGGGAGAAAGCAAAGAAATAACAAGCACCTATACTGTAAAACTTGCAGAAGCATTAGGCGACTATTCGTATGTGTTTACTCCTGACGGTTTAACAAATAATCCTAATCTAAAACTTTATAGAGGTGTAAAATATAGATTTGAAATTGATACTCCTGGAGTACCGTTAACTTTTAGAACTGCAAGAGTTTTAGATGACGAATTTTTGTTAAATGACGGGATTTCTCAACAAGAAGTTGAGCAAGGTGTTATTGAATTAGAATTAGGTAGAGACGCACCAGATGAACTTTATTATGTTTCAAGCAATGATGTAAACATTGGCGGATTTATAAAAGTTGCAAATGTTGAAGATGCAACTTTTATAGATGTTGAAGCAGAAATACTTGGTAAAAAAAGTTATACATCTAGAGATGGATGGACAGTATCTAACGGATTAAAAGTAAGATTTCAAGGCGAAGTAATTCCTGAAAAATATTCAGATTCTGAATGGTATGTTGAAGGAGTCGGAGATGCGATTGTTTTAGTTTCGGGACGTGATGTTGAAGTTTCATTTCCGGTAGGCATCGACGTTGATGTTCCTTTTGACGCTGATGAAGGATTTGATAACTTTCCATTCTCAGAAGCAACGGGATATCCAAGAGACAAGGATTACATCACAATTAATCGTTCTAGCACCGACGGTAACTTTTGGTCTAGATATAACAGATGGTTTCATAAAGATGTAATTGAACTTGCCGACAGCATTAACAAGTCAGTAACTCTTCTTGATCAAACTACAAGAGCAAACAGACCTATAATTGAGTTTGATCCAGGAATAAAATTATATAACTTTGGAACATCTTCAAAAGGTATAGTTGACTTAATTGACGATTATACTACTGATGTATTTTCAACTATAGAAGGAAGTTTAGGATACAATATAGACGGAATACAAGTATCTCAAGGAATGCGTATTCTATTTTTAGCAGATCCTGATCCTCTTGTAACAGGTAAAATATTTGAAGTTAATTTTTTACAGTTTAGAGGCAGCGGCACTGGAGGACAAATTCAGTTAATAGAAGTTGCAGATTCTGATCCTATAGCAGGAGAAAATATTCTAGTTACCAGAGGTGAGCAGTATGGTGGTAAAATTTGGTACTATGATGGCACTGTTTGGAACCTAGCACAAGAAAAAGTTTCAGTAAACCAGCCTCCAATATTCGATGTGTTTGATGTAGATGATGTAAGTTTTTCTAATACTTCTAAGTATCCAGCATCTTCTTTTAGAGGAACAAAGCTGTTTAGTTATAAAGAAAATAGTTTAACAACAGACTCTGAATTAGGGTTTGGATTAAGTTATAGAAGTATTGAAAACGTTGGCGATATCGTTTTTGATTTTAATTACAATACAGATACTTTCCAGTATCAAATTGGCGATACAATTATCGATACTAATATTAATACAGGATTTTTAAGAAAGTATAACAGCAATAATCAATTTGAAGTAAAAGGTGTTTATGTAAAAAGTGACCGATTAAGCGAACAAGCAGTTGTGTTACAATACGTAAATGATGAAACACGATTAACGTATCCAATTAATTGTTTTAATCAAAGTGCATATTTAGACGATTTAAATGTAATTGTTTATGTGGATAATGTTAGACAATATGATGGTATAGATTACGAGTGTATTGATACAGCAGATAAACTTAAAAATGTTAAATTTTTGAAAGACATAGATGTTAATGCAGTTATTATATTAAAATGTTTTTCATCTGCAATAAAAAACAATAATGGATATTATGAAATTGCAAATAATTTAGAACGCAATCCGTTAAACGAAGACATTAGTACGTTTACACTTGGTGAAGTTTCTGATCATGTATTAAGTATTACAGAAAATGCTAGTGAATTTAGTGGTGTATTTCCTGGACCTAGTAATTTAAGAGATATTAGTAAATTAAGTACTTACGGAAGAAAGTTTATTAAACATAGTGCTCCGTTAAATCTGTCAATTTACAGCTTGCTAGATAAATCATCTAATGCTCCAAATGCTGTTAGATATGCACGTAAAGAATACAGTAAATTTAAAAGAGTGTTTTTAGAAACTGCCGAATCTTTAGGTTACGAAGGACCAGTAAGACAACATGTTGATAAAATTATCTCAGAAATAACAAAAGATAAAACTAATACAATGCCTTTCTATCAAAGTGATATGATTCCGTTTGGCGCAAGTATTACTACAAAAATTACTGTAGAAGATGCAGATGCAAGATTTTTTGCACTCAATACTCCTTTTACGCTATCAAAATTAAGTACAAATGCAGTAACAGTTTATATTAACGGATCTCAGTTAATTCACGAAAGAGATTATGTTTTCAATGAAGAAGGTTTTTTAGAAATCACAGTTGAAAAAAACTTTGGTGATATAATTGAAATTAATGAATATGATACAACTAATGGTTCATACATTCCACCAACTCCTACTAAATTAGGTTTGTATCCGGCTTATGAGCCTGTTATATATGTTGACGATTCATATCAGCCAGCAGTTACATTAATTAAAGGTCATGACGGAAGTATAGTACGTGCCTTCGGTGACTTTAGAGATAATCTTATTATTGAATTAGAAAAAAGAATTTTCAATAACATAAAAATAAAGTATGACACTAGTGAAATAAACATACACTCATTCTTGCCAGGCTTGTCGAGAAATACGGCATTCTCAAGATTAGAGGTTGATAAAACAATGACGCCAGATTTTATACAATGGCTTTCATTAGTAGATCAAGATTATACCGAACACGCATTTTTTGACAGATCTAATAACTTTAGTTACAACTATTCGTCATTGTCAGACAAGAATGGAGATAAGCTACCCGGATGGTGGAGAGGCATTTATAGATACTATTATGATACAATAACTCCGCATTTAACTCCTTGGGAAATGTTAGGCTTTAGCATTGAACCAAAATGGTGGAAAGAACAGTACGGACCTGCTCCATATACAAAAAATAATAACTTACTATGGGAAGATCTAGAAAAGGGTATAATTAGAGAACCTGGTAAAGGATTTGTTATTAATAAATTATATGCCCGTCCAGGACTTTCGACATTTATTCCGGTTGACGCACAAGGAAATATACTAGCACCATCTGAGTGTAATATACCTTTAAGATTTACGTTTAATAATATTACTTCTGGATTTAAGTTTGGAGATTCGGCGCCGGTTGAAGACGCTTGGAGATCTAGTTCTGAATATCCGTTCTCTGTAATTACATCTTGGTTAATTAATAATCCGTCAACTTTGCTATCTAGTGGTTTTGATAGATCTAGACAAAAAAGAAATATATTAGGACAGTTTGTTTATACTGAAACTAACAGACATATTAGATTGCAGGATTTAGTATTTCCGTCTAATATTAATAGTTCACAAAAAGTGTTTACATCAGGTTTAATAAATTATATTCAAAGTTATATGTCTTATAACTTAACAGAATCTTTTGATACGTATCAATCTAATTTAAAGTCTATAAAAAATAAATTAGCATTTAAGCTAGGAGGATATTCTGATAAAGAAAAATTTAAATTAATTCTTGATAGCAGAACTCCTTTGAATCAAGGAAATGTTTTTATTCCTGAAGAAAACTACAAACTATTTTTAAACACTAGCTATGCTATTAATACAGTTACATATAGTGGTGTGATTATTGAAAAAACTTTAGGAGGATTTTCAATAAGAGGATACGATTCTTTATTTCCTGCATTTAAATATTTTGAACCATATACATCAACTGGCGATGTTACAGTAAATGTTGGAGGCGTATCAGAAACTTTTGCTTCATGGACTGAAAATAAAACATATGTTAAAGACTTAATAGTTGAATATAACGGATCGTTTTATAGAACTTTAAGAACAGTTACTTCTTCAGAAGAATTTGATCCAAATGATTTTGTAAAATTGTCTAGATTGCCTGTAACAGGGGGTATAGATGCTACATTTAAAACAAAATTTGAAAAGTCTCAAATTTTACAATTACCATACGGAAGTATTCTTCCTACAATACAAGATGTCGTTGACTTTTTATTAGGTTACGAAGAATGGTTAAAAGTTCAAGGATTTAGATTTGAACACTTTGACGGTAAAGAAGTTATAATTTCAGATTGGAAAAATTCAGCTAGAGAGTTTATGTTCTGGACAATGCATAACTGGGGCGATAATGCTATAATTTCACTCAGTCCAGCAGCTGACCAAATTTGGTTCGAAACAGAATATTCGGTAGTAGATAATGTTATCGATAATTTTTATGGTTACGGAATATTCAAAGCAAGCGGAAAACCGTTAGATACATCAAAATTAAATTTTGATAGAATAGATGTTAACAAATTTAAAATTACACCAAATTCTTCATCAGACGGTGTATATGCAATTAAATTACCTGTTGTACAAAAAGAACACATTGTATTAATTGATAATAGCACAGTGTTTGGTGATGTAGTTTATCAACCATCAACTGGGTATAGACAAGAACGAATTAAAACATTTGGATATAGAACATCTGGATGGGATGGCAGTTTAAACATTCCAGGATTTATTTACACCGAAGTAACAATTAAAGAATGGGAATCTTGGAAAGATTACGACATCGGTTCAATTGTTAAGTACAAAGAGTTTTATTATAGTGCAAATAGTAAAATCTCAGGTAAAGAAACATTTACATTTAATGACTGGACTCGCATATCAGACGTTCCAGAAAGTACTCTTAAACCTAATTTTGAATACAAAATTAATCAATTTGCAGACTTTTATGATTTGGATACTGACAACTTTGATACAGAGCAACAACAATTAGCACAGCATTTGATAGGTTATCAAAAAAGATCGTATCTAGAAAATATTATTAACGACGAAGTCAGTCAATATAAATTTTATCAAGGAATGATAAAAGAAAAAGGAACTAAAAACAGTTTAGATAAACTATTTGATGTTCTTAGTGCAGACGACAAAGAGAGTCTCGATTTTTATGAAGAATGGGCAATTAAACAAGGTCAGTATGGCGCAAGTGAAGGCTTTGATGAAGTTGAATTTACTTTAGATGAAAGAAAATTCCGAATTAATCCACAGCCTATTAAGCTATCTAATTCAGATGAAGATGAAGGATTAATATATAAAATTAAAGATTACGAAGTTTACAAAAAGCCAGATAATTATAGTAATAATTTATTTCCTTTGCTTGAAGACTATAAGCAATTTACTCGTAGTCCTGGATTTATGAATATTGAAGATGTAAAAGAACTTGTTCCAGACTACGATTCTTTGTTAACTTTAAATATTGATAATCTTAATAATCTTGATTATGTTTGGACAGGCTCAGATAATAAAAAATGGGATGTTTTACAATACGGAATCGGAAATGAACAGATTGTATCATTAAAAACAAGTCCAGAAAAATCGCCAAATACTCCGGATCTTTTTGAAATAGAATTAACCTTAACATCAGTAGCAGAAGATGTTAATATTGGCGATGTTATTGGTATTTTTAATATACAAGTTCCAAAAGATTTAAATGAAGATTCTACAAAAATAAACACAACTAATACAGAATTAAATTCTTTAAAAGGTTTCTTTAAAGTTACCGGAAAATATTTAAACAAACTTTATGTAGGTTCGTCTACACAACTTGATGCAATACCAGAATGTACTGGTCTTATGTCTAAGTTTTCTTCAGTTAAGGTTGCAGATTATCTTGAAGCTAATCAATTAACACAAAAAGGTGTTAAAAATGAATCGCTAGTTTGGATACAAAATAATGATCAAAATTGGAAGGTTTTAAAGAATACACAGGCTTATAGTTTATTACAAACTATACCAGCTGAAGAAGAAGGCACTACAAACGAGTTTGGAAAAACTATTACCGTAGACAACCGCAATAGTTTGTTATCTGTTGCTTCGCCGTCTTCGGGTATAAGTGGAAAACTGTTTATATATAACAGAGGTGGCAATAATCAAAATTTCCAATTTGCTCAAATTATCGAACCGAGTACATCAGGAGTTAGTGATCCTGGTAATTCATTTGGTTCTGGGCAAAGTTTTAGTAAAGACGGAAAATACTTAGTTGTTGGTGCACCGAAAGCATCTAATATTAAAACAAGGTATCAAGGATTCTTTGACGAAGCTGCAAATTATGACAATGGCGATATTGTACAATACGGAGGACAACTTTGGGAAGTTGTTGTAGATATTTTAGGCGCACAAGACGAACAAGAGTTTGGAAGTTTTGGCTCTAATATTGAAGTATTACAAAGTAATAATGTTTTCCAAAACGAAGCATTTTTTAGAAATATACTATTAGGTGATTATCCATTTGACGGTGATGAGATAGAAACCGATCATATTTTAATTAGAGCATCTTTTGATCAATACGAAGCAACAGGTCCAGGTGATACAGTATTTTTTGATTGGTATGCTATTACTACAGCTAATCAGTTTGATCCATTATCACCTAGAGTTCCGTTCCAAACTGACGACATGCCTTTAGGTTATACGCAAGAAGGACTAACAGAAGCGTACTTAGAAAGCGGATTAGTAATACGTGGAAAAGCTGATGTTATCTTGTATACGCCTATTATATCAACAGTACCTCAAGTAGGAGATCAAATAGAATCTACTGGTGTGTTTGGATATGTTTCTTATGTAAGAGTAGACGAAGCAAGAGCAACCATTTATGTCGAAAGAACATCGGGTATTTGGCCAGCAGCTGATAATTTATTTTTAGAAAGCGGTGAATTTGTTGGTGCTTATGTAAGACAAGCACCTAATGACACTATAGATGTTAGTGATCAACTTGGTGGCTATTGGTACTTTGATTTACCTAATCCGATATTACTAACAGAAAATAATGTAGATGAAGGCAGAGCCCTTGCAGTTTATAATATTATTCCATCTGGAAAAACAGATCCAGGCGGCGCAGGCGGAAATATTTGGGATTTAAATAACACAGTTACTAATATAGGCGATAATTCAATTAACAGTTATATTAGAACACTAACATATCAAGGTTCTCCAGGACCTGCAGGTAATTTAGATATTATTCCAAGTGACTTATTTGTAGTTAGGGCATCTAAAGACTTAACTGATAATCTAACTCCTGGAGACGAAATAGGTCTAGAAGTAATTCGATTCCCTGATTTTACTAACAATAATGAATTTATTGATTTAACTGTTACCGGTCTAGAATATACTGACACTAATAAAAAACATATACTTTATGATTTATGGGACGGCTACATAGATTTTGATTTAGACGAAACTGATTCAAATACAGGTCAACCATTTGAGCCTAGAATTGGACAGTTTGTTAGAGAAAGAACACCTAACCCTGGTGCTACTGCTAAAGTTGCATTTTATCAAAAGTTTAACAACAGTCGTGCTAGAGTATATGTTACTAATGTACAAGGTACATGGGGTATCGGAAACGACGGTAGAACATTAGAAATGATTGGCGATCCTCAAGATCCTAATCCGATATACGCAGTTGATCAAGATTTAGGTGATATTAGAGCAACAGCTTTAGGTAGTGATACTTTAGGAATTGGCAAGTTATGTGTGATTCAATTGCCGGCTGAAATAGAAACTGTTCCAGTACAAAGTACACTTATAGGCGCAGAATATTTAATATATAGAGATTTTCCAATTTTTGGATTACCTAGAGAAGCTAACATTCCAGGCTCTACAAACTTAGATTACAAGCAAGTATTTAAAATACCAGTAAATCCAGATGGTCCATCAACAAATGTTAATAATTTAGGATACTATGCAATTTATGAAAGAGAAAATGTTTCTACATTTAATATTGTAGATACATTAATTGTTCCTGAATTAGTAGAAGATTTAAATGTTGGATCACAAATAAAAATAGCAAAAAGAAATGATTTATATAAGGCATTTATTAAAGCTGAAGGTAATGGTACAATATCAAATCCAGGAAGAATATACTTTGTTAATAAAGGCACTGATGATGAAGGTATTGTTTATGATTGGGAATATGCTAAAGACAAACGATATAAGGGAGTCTTTAGTGACCAAAACGAATATTTGCTAGACGACTATGTTTATTACGAAGGATATTTTTATAAAGCCTTAACAAATATTGCAGGAGATGGTACAGCATTTGTTACAACAGAGTGGGAATTAATTAACAACGATCAAATTAGGAGTATTGATTATTTAGGTTATATTCCAAATGATACTAGTATATTGCCAGAAGACTTTGATTACAAAGGATTATTTGATTCAAATTCTACATATATTGTTGATGAAATAGTTCAATATCTTGATGGAAATTTTTATAAAGCATTAAGAAACATTCCTTTAAATTATAATGGATTTGTTGACGTTGAAGGAATAATAGAATATCCTGCCGAAGATTGGGAACAGATATCTTTCACACCGGGCGGCGATCAGTCACTCAAAATAGATACTACGTTGCTTAGAAATTTTGCAGAAAAATTTGATGTAAGTGACAATGGAGAAGTTTTAGTTGCAACAGCAGAATATGAATACAATGCAGATCCTTGGGAAGCTAATACTGATTATCAAGTAGGAGTTAGAGTAAAATATAATAATGATTTTTACGAATGTATTGTTGAAGTAGACGGATCGCTTCCTGTACATGCGACATTTAGTGCTACTAATATTGTTAACTTCTGGAAAAAATTACCTATTATTAAAAAGGTAATAGTTTATAGAAATGTAAACGATAATTATCAAAAATCACAAGAATTAATTGCGCCGATTGTTGATGAAAATATGGAATTCGGAGTTACACTAAGCATTAGTCAAGACGGAAAGATGATTGCAGTTGGTGCCCCTGGAGCCGATGTAAACAACGAACTAGACATAGGTGCAGTCTTTGTTTACAAACAAGTAAATGGTACTTTTGAATTATCACAAACTTTAACAAGTACAAATCAAATTCAAGGCGAACAATTTGGTAGGAACATTGATTTTGACGGATTTACTTTATATGTTAGTGCGTTCAATGCATCAAGCGACGACAATACTACATTTGATTTAGAATCAACAGTATTTGACAACAAATTTACAACATTTAAAAACGAAATAGCTTCAAATGGTGTTGTTTATGTTTATAGCAGAATAGACGAAGCACTAGTATTTGGACAATCTCTTGATTATCATACATATGCATCAAGAGATAATATTGCTGAAATAGATGTGTTTGGTAGAAATATGTTAGCAAGTAACAACCATTTGTATTTGTCTGTTCCTCAGTATAAAAATCAAGATGATAAACTTGGATTAATTTTAGATTATAGAAGAGCTGATAATCAACAATTATGGAAAGTTCATAGAGAGTATTCGGCACCTGTTGATTTAGAAAAAATTAAAAAAGTGATGCTATATAACAAATCTAAAAATGAAATTATAACTAATTTAGATTATATAGATCCTATTCAAGGAAAAATTGCTGGACCTGCAGACGAAGAACTTAGATACAAAACGCCAGTTGATCCTGCTTACTACAATAACTCATCGATTAATAACGTTGTTCTTGACGAAAATAGAAGTTGGGGCACAGAGCAGGTAGGAAGACTTTGGTGGGATTTGACTACAACAAAATTCTTTAATGTTTATCAAGGAAACTTAATTTATAAATCTAATAACTTTAATACTTTATTTCCTGGAGCATCTGTGGACATTTATGAATGGGTGCAATCGTCTGTTTTGCCTACCGAATGGGACAAAAGATCTAGTGAAAACAAAGAAGGATTTTCTGGAACAACAAAGTACGGTAGTGACGCTTATTGTACTAGAAGAGTATACGATACCATTGCTAAGAGATTTATAACTTACTATTATTTCTGGGTTAAAAATAAAACATCTGTTCCAGACGTGCAAGGCAGAAGTATATCAGCTCTTACAGTAAAGAATTTAATTGAAGATCCGGCAGGACAAAAATACAAATTTATTACATTTAAAGACGCACAATCAATGGTGCTGTATAATTGTGCATCATTAATGGAAGATCAAGATATAGTTTTAAATGTTCAATATTGGACAACAGGAAACAAATATTCTAACATTCATAATCAATATCAAATTGTTACTGAAGGATTAGCTACAAGTGTTCCTAATGATGCAATTAGACAAAAATTAATAGATAGTTTAATAGGTTATGACTCTCAAAATAGACCAGTACCGGATTTAAATCTAGCACCTAATGAAAGATACGGAATTTTTAATAAGCCACGACAAGGTTGGTTTGTCAACAGACAAGAAGCATTAAAGCAAGTAATTGAGCGTGTTAATAATGTACTTCAAAAAACTTTAGTTGTTGAAGAAAAGGATATATCTAAATTTTTAGATACAGATCCAGCACCATCGGTTAGTACTGGAAGATACGATACAGCAATTGATAATTATGTTGATTTACAGTTTGTTAGTATTGTTAGAGCACAGACTGCAGAACTACAACCTGTGATACAAGACGGTAAAATAGTTCGTGTAGACATTATTAATCCAGGAAGAAGTTACAAATATGCACCTGCATACGAAATTACAGGTCAAGGTTCTGGCGCAGAATTAGAATTTAGTCTGGATGTATTAGGTCAAATTTCAGAAGTTACAATTAAAAACCCAGGTATAAACTATAATGATAATACTTCTATTACAGTTAGACCGTTTGCAGTATTAGTAAATGCAGATGAAACTGTTAATAATAATTGGGGAATATATCATTTAATTAACAATAATTGGGTTAGAGTTTCGTCGCAGTCATATGATGTTACAGCGTATTGGAACTACTCTGATTGGTATGCAGAAGGGTATAGTGAGTTTACTGAAATAGATAATGTTATTGATTTTAATTATAATTTGCAGTCTCTAGACGACAGCATTGGACAGATAGTTAAAATTCTTAATACTGGCGGCGAAGGTTGGCTGTTGTTAGAAAAAATAAACAATGCTGATACAGTAGATTATACAGTAAACTATAAAACCGTAGGTAAAGAAAACGGAACTATACAACTTTCAGACACATTATTTAATTATGCACAGAACTTAGTAGGCTTTGATAATCAAACTTTTGACACACAATTCTTTGATAAACAGCCTGTACAAGAACTAAGATTAATTTTTGAAGCATTACAAAGTGACATATTCGTTGCAGATTTAGCAAATGAATTTAATAATTTATTCTTCCTTGCATTGCGTTATGTCTTTACAGAACAAGGTTACGTCGATTGGGCATTTAAAACAAGTTTTGTAAAAGCTAAACATAATGTAGGACAACTAAGACAGTTAGTTAACTTTAAAAATGATAGTCTTGAGAGCTATGAACAGTATATTAAAGAAGTTAAACCGTACAAAACAAAAATTAGAGAATATGTTTCGACTTACGATAAGTTAGAAAATTCTTCAAACGTAATTTCTGACTTTGATGCACCTCCAAGATACAACAACGAAACTTCAAAAATAAGTCCTATTGATGTAAGAGTAGTAAACGGAGTATTGTTTGGAACTGGAGTTTTACAAGGAGCTGATAATAACTGGTTAGAAAATGCATCTTATAAAATTGTAGACATTAAAATTGCAGATCCCGGAGAGGGATATACCGAAGTACCAGAAATAATTATCGAAGGAAATGCTACAGCAAAAGCATCAATAGGTCCTAATGGAGTAATTTCGAGTATAATAGTTACAGATAGCGGAAGCGGATACACTAGTTTGCCAGAAATTACAATTAATGGTACATTAAGAGAAGGCGGCAGAGAAGCAACTCTTGGTGCAGTATTAGGAGACACTCCGGTAAGAACTATGCATACTATTGTTAAGTTTGATAGAGTTAGCGGAGCATTCTTTATTACACAACTTAATGAAACAGAAACATTTACAGGAACTGGTAGTAGATCAAAATTTGATTTGAAATGGCCAATGGATTTACGAACAAATACTATCGAAATATTTGTAGACGGTGAACTTGTTCTAGGAAGTAACTACACATTTACTAATCGTGTAGACGAGGAAGAAACTTATACACGTTATCACGGAGAAATTGAATTTATTGATCCACCTGCAAATGAATCAGTAATTGAAATTAACTATAAAAAGTGGATTAACTTATTAGACGCCCAGGATAGAATAAACTTATTCTATAATCCAACAGACGGGCAAATAGGTAAAGATATTAGTCAATTAATGGATGGTATTGATTACGGTGGTGTCGAAGTTAAGAGTTTTGAGTTCGGTGCACCTCCAGGTTGGGATACTGGCGAATGGTTTACAGATAACTGGGACGTATATGACGATAACTTTGATGATGAAATTTTTGTAACAGATGGTTCTACATTAACATTTGATTTAGCAAAGCCATTAGCTAAAGATGTAAAATACAATGTTTATATTAATGGTGTTAGAATTGACGATGACGAATGGGACGGAACGTCAACAGTTGAAAATCCTTATGCTATTATGGCACCTATTATCGGCGATGGCGTTACTGATACATTTACATTTGAAAATGAAATTGGATACAGAAAAGCAGCTGAAGAAATTGACCCAGGCGACGGCAACGGATCTTTTGATAACCCTCCGGGGATTACTGTAACAATACGTAGATCTACTTCTGATGGTAGTAGAGCTGTTAGTGAATCGGCATATGATACTGCAATTACTGGCGGCGATCTTGCTTATACAACAGCATTAGGTATTAATGCAGAAGATATTGATATAGACGGTGACGGTTTTGTAACTGTAACAACATCAAAAGGACCTGAAGAAACAGTTCCAGGACAAATTATGGATACGTTAGATATAACTGTATACGAACGTCCTAATAGTGGTTCGGGTGTTATTGAAGTAGCAGCATATAAATCAGACGGAATAACATCAGAATATGCAATAACTCAAGGGACGTTTTCTTCAGATGACGTGATTGTAAAATTAAATTACGAAATTGTTGATAGCTCTCAATACAGAGTTGACTTTGACAAAAAGACTGTTGATTTTTATACAGCGCCAGCTGCCGGAAACGATATTGTAATTGTTTCTGTAGGTATTGGCGGAACTGATTTGTTGGATTACGGTGAAACAATTACCGACGGAAGTACACAACTATACGAAACAGCAATTCCTTATAGTGAAGACCTTACTGCGTATGTAACTGTAAATGGTACTGAACTTCCATTTACTTTAGTTGACAACAACGGCGATGTAGGTATTAGATTCTCTCAAACTCCTCTTGCAGATAGATTATTACAGTTTGCTATTTTTAACTCTACAGTAGAGACATTTAGTAAAGTAGCAGTTAGTACTATAACAGCTGACGGCAGTTCGTTAGCTTATGAATTACCAAGAACACCGTTTGAGCAACAGCCAACTTCGTATTATACTATTGTAACAGTAAACAATGAAAGAGTTTTAAATGCGGGGTATAGTGAAGTATTTACAGTAGAAGAAAATGTAACAGATTATAGATTGAAAGTATGGCAAATTCCAGTAGGAAGTACTGAAGGCACAGAGATTAAAGTTTTCTTAAATGATAGAGAGCTTGAATTCTTGCAAGAATGGACCTATGAAGGTGCCGGGTCGTTTAACCCTAACATTTCCGCAGATGCACAACCAGGAAGTACAATTCAGTTAAACCAAGGTATTGGACAACCAGGTGACGAATTAAAAGTGTTTATTCTTTCAAGCGGTGAATATAGATTTGGATACTTTGATACAACTAATGACTTTATTGACACTAGCGGAAAGCAAACACCAGCAGTAGTTACTCCTGTTATAGAAGATGGAGTAATTGTTGATGTTATTATTTCAAACCCAGGAAGAGGTTATAACAGTAGTTCTGGTATAGCAGCAACTTCAGAGGTTGGCATTGGAGCAGAGTTTGAAATTGAAGTTGATGAGATTGGCAGAATAGAAAATATTATAATTGTTAATGGCGGCGAACGCTATGACGATGATACTACAATTAATATTGAAATTGTTCCTATTCCAGCAGTAATTTACTTTGATGAAGTCTTTGCTGAAAATGATATAATTAAAGTTTATCAGTTTAGTAATCACAACGGTTTAGGTATTGAGAGAGAAAAGTACGACATATTAGAAAAAACGCAAATGACAGCCGGAACACAAGGGTATTACGATTCAAGACTCCTACGTAACGGTTTTATAGATTTACGTTCAGAAGCAATAAGTGTAAACTATGTTTGGGTAAGCCTAAATGGTAGATGGTTAACTCCTACTGCTGACTATATTCTTTTAGAAAACAATAAAACAATACAACTAATTACTCCGGTAGAACAGTATGATGTAGTAGACGTTATGCACTTTGCTGCACCACCTGTTTCGACTAGATTTGGATGGCGTCAGTTTAAAGATATGTTAAACAGAACAACTTACTTACGTTTGTCAAGAGATGACGAGCACGAGTTAGCTGCACCATTACGTTGGTATGATAGATCTATTGAAGTTGCAGAAGGTTTTGAAACATTGCCACAACCTACGTCAACTAGTAAATATCCAGGAGTGATATTTATTGAAGGCGAAAGAATCGAATTCTTCCGTAGGGAAGGCAATATTCTAAAACAACTTCGTAGAGGAACAATGGGTACTGGTGTAAAGGATGAATATGCAGCAGGGACTTACTTCTATAATCAAGGTCTTGACAGTGTTGTACCTTATAAAGATGAAGAAGATAGATTTACAGTTAAAAGTGGCACTTACACAGACACTTCTGTAACGTATCCAAACTCATCTCCGGACATAACAGTTGATAGTATTTCTTACAGTTTCAATAATAACACTGTATTTCCTGTAAGAGTTGCAGGAGTTTACGAACAAATAGCAACGGTTACTGGTACTGGATTTAGACCCGAGGTTAAGGTACTAATGCAAGACGAAACTGGTAACATCAGAGAGCTAGAAAAAGTGTCTAGCACAGAAACTGAAATACAATTCCATACAGAAACAATGCCAGTAGGTGCATACGATTTAGTAATTTATAATCCAAGAGAAGAATCACCTGCATTAAGACAAGAAAGTTATTTAGTAATGCCTAAGTTCTTACCATATGTACAAATATTGGTAGATTTTAGTCCAGAAGCGTTTACTGATGTTGTACAGAATCCAACAGAAACAGGAGAATGGTATAAAGCACCGTTTGATGAAGGTGGTATTCCAGAAGAATATTGGCAAGCACTTAATATTGAAGTTTTTGCTAATGGTAAAAGATTACGCAAAGCACCGATAACAATTTATGATGTTACAAAAGGACAAGGTAGTCCAGATGGCGATATACAGCTCGAAGCAGAATATGCAGTAAACAAAAATGAAGGTGGCTATGTAAGATTAACTACACCGCCAGAACCGGAAACTACGCTAACTATTGTTAGAAAATTAGGGGCAGATTGGAGAGAACTAGATAATGAAAGTTCAAATCAGTTTAAACCCTTAGGAATTTCTAATACAGAAGTAGCAACTTTCTTACGTGGAAAGACAATTAATTTGCCGCGATAAATAGTATTGACAGGAAAACAAAAATGGCTGATAATTTTAAAGATACACAAGGAATAATGTTGCAAGGACATATAAAAATACACGATCCAGAATCGGGCGAAGTTATTGTGAACAAACGCAATGCTATTCATTACGAAAATATGAGTGTAGCTCTTGCAGAAAGTTTATCTAATGCAGGGCAAGGCTGGATTAACGAGATGAGCTTTGGTAATGGTGGTACTAGCGTAGATCCAACCGGGGTAATTACTTACCTAACTCCTAACAGTACTGGTGTTAATGCAAGTCTATACAACCAAACATTTACAAAGGTTGTAGATGATAGAAGTGTTAATAATATTGATCCTGCAAGAAACAAAACAGAAATAAGACATGTTAGCGGTACAAATTATACAGACATTTTAATTACATGTTTATTGGATTACGGAGAGCCAAACGGCCAAGATGCTTTTGATACAGCATCGAACAGCAATAACTTATATGTATTTGACGAACTAGGATTAAAAAGTTATAATCCAGATGGTGACGGAAAGTTGCTGACGCACGTTATTTTCCATCCAGTTCAAAAAAGTTTAAACAGATTAATTCAAATTGATTATACAGTAAGAATTCAATCATTAACCGGATTTAACGAGGGGTAATTAAATGGCATATACAATTAGTTACACTGATGTTTCAAAAGAAGGTACAATCACAATTGAAGACGGTACAATTAATGAAGTTACTAGTCTAAGATTACCAGGAAGAAATACAACAGCTTATGGTGCTGTTATTGCAGAAAGTTTCTTGCATTTATTAGAAAACTTTGCTTCTCAAGCAGAACCAGCTAATCCTTCAGAAGGACAAATATGGTATAATAATGATCCATCAGAAGAAAATCTTTATGTGTATAACGGAACAAACTGGGTACCTGCAAGTGGTATAACCAAATCTGAAGAAACTCCGTCATTTGCAAAAACAGGTGATCTTTGGGTTGACATTGACAATCAGCAGTTGTATCTATTTACTGGTGGTGGTTGGATTCTAGTAGGTCCACAGTTTAGTGAAGGACTTGCAACAGGTGCAAGAGCAGATCAAATTATTGGACAAGACAACAATTCTTACACAGTGTTAAGAATTGAAGTTAATGGTACAACAGTAGGTATTATTTCAGGCGCAGACAATTCGTTTATTCCAAAAGCAACTATTGCAGGATTTGCTCAGATCAATCCAGGTTTTAATGTTATTAGTAGAGATACAAATGCAGACGGCCTAAGTGATTTTAAATTCTTTGGTACTGCTGAGAAGGCAGAAAACTTAATTGTTAACAACGAAGTTATTGCAGCTGGAGATTTTCTAAGGGGTGACACAACTAGTACAACAACATTTCCTTTAAACATTCAAAACAACCAAGGTATTAACTACGGTATTAATAGTGAATTAACAATCGGTGTAGAAGGACAAGCAGGTATTATACAACATAACGTTGGTGGTTCTAACATCGATATGCGTGTAAGAACTTCTAACCAAACAAAAACGGTTATACGTGTTGACTCTAATTTAAGAGTTGGTGTTAATACAGAAGCACCGGAGCAAGCTCTTGATGTTGTAGGTACAATACAAGCAAGTGAAAATTTGTTAGTAAATGGTACAACACAAAGCTCTACTATTAACAACGGTGCTTTGATTGTTCGTGGTGGCGCCGCAGTTAAGCAAAATTTAAATGTTGGTGGAACTACTACATTAAACGATTTATTAACAACTAAAGTAATCACTCCAGATGATAATGCAATTCGAGATATTGGAACAGCCGTTAATAGTTACAGACACGTATATGCTACAAGATTCTTTGGAGATATTACTGGTACAGTTACAGGAACAATTGATGGACGATCTACTCAGTCAGATAAACTTACAGACAGAACTACATTTATTATGGAAGGTGATGTTAGCACATTAGCTCCTGTTGAGTTTGACGGTGCTTTCCAAGATCCAAGTTTTGACAATGGTGTAGATGCAAATGGAGATCCGCTACCTGCAGGCGAACAACCACTACAAAAGAAATTCCGTACAGAAATTTCAAACAGTTTTATTGCAGGAAAACCAGAAGAATCTGATGTTGCTAATAATGATCTAATTTTGTTTAATGATGTCGCCGGAGCAAGTCCAGGACTTAAAAGTGCCACTAAACAAAATTTCTTAAAATCAATACCTAGGACACCGGCAGGTGTAATTTTACCCTACGGAGGCTCATCTGCACCACAAGGTTGGTTGATTTGTGACGGAAGAGAATTAGAAAGAGATCTTTGGGAAGAACTGTTTTCAGCAATAGGATTTAACTTTAAACCATCTTCACAAGTTACACCAGGATTTTTTGCCATACCAGATTTAAGAGGTAGAATGCCTCTAGGCGCAGATAATATGGGAGGCACATCAGCAAATACTGTACAAGCTGCATCTGCAGATGTTATAGGTGCTACTGATGGCGCAGAAGAAAAATTAATTAGCATTAACCAAATTCCGGATCACGTACATGATTTACAAGATGCAGACAACAACCAATATTATGTGTATCAAGATAGACAAGATCCTACAACTGATACTAATGTTGAGCAAGTTCAAGGTCCGGACGCAGCAGATACAGCACAAAGACTTAGAAACAGCGGTAACATTCAGGGCAGAAACGACAGCTTTGTACAAGATGGGTTTAGCGTAATGCCGCCAACATTAACATTGAATTATATTATATATGGTGGAAGAGAATAATGAGCTACAAAATTAATAAATCTAACGGCGAACTAATAGTAGACTTAGTAGACGGTCAAATAGACGAAACATCCACCGATATTACACTAATTGGTAGAAACTATAAAGGTTTTGGTGAAAAAATTAACGAAAATTTTGTTAAATTAATGGAAAATTTTGCTAAAACTAGTGCTCCAGGTTCGCCTCTCGTAGGACAATTATGGTACGACACAGCAGAAGAAAGACTAAAAGTTTACACAGGCGAAACATTTAAAACAGCATCCGGCGCATTAGTAAGCCAAACACAACCTAATCTTGTTACAGGTGACATTTGGATTGATAGTTTTAATAATAAAATGTATTTTTATGATGGAGCAGATATTGTTCTAGTCGGTCCGCAATATTCAGCAGGACAAGGAAAAACTACAATTGAAGCGTTTACTGTTATTGATAACACCGGTAAAGATCAAACAGTTTTGTTTATGTATATTTCAGGTTTACTAACCGGCATATATTCAAGAACACAGTTTAGACCACGTGAAAACATCACAGGATATCCAATAGATCAAACTGATACTAATAATCCTAAGCGTCAATTAATAAAACAGGGATTTAATCCGGTAGATACCTCGTTTTCATGGCAAGGCACTGCATTAAGTACACAATCACTTATTAACGATGCAGGCGAAGCATTTACAGATGCTAACTTTATGAAAACTGATAGAGATACTAGTACACTAGGTAGTCTTGCAGTTAAAAACGAAAATGGTATAACTGTTGGTGTTAGCGATACAGTATATGCTGCACTAAG